CATGCGAAGTTCCATGTCCAGGCCCGCGCCCCAGAGGAAGTCGTCAAAGTCGCCAACCCACAGATCGGCATAGTCGGTCGTGGTGTCTGTGTATGACATCTGGGTTGACACGTGGTAGGGATAACCAGCAAGGCGGCCCTGCTCGATCATTTCCTGCCTGAAAATCCATGCGCCAGTGGTGGTTTTCAGGTTCTTGAGCCATGCTTCCATGTTCGGGTGCATTGCCCAATGGACGTTGGACATGGACACGTTCGCGGCCTTCAGGAGCGCGATCATCTCATCGGGGATGAGCTGGGTCAGTGCGGTCGAAGCTGAACCGGAGGTCTGGACGCCCAGATTTGCAAGGCCGGCCGGGGTGTAGCTGGTGCCGGAACCGTAGAACGCGGCATAGTCAAGCGCGAGCCTGAATTTCTTCTGAAGGTCGCGGGCAAGCCAGCCTTCAATGCCAACGGCGTTATACCGAATCAGTGAGTTTGATATCTCGCTGATTGCAAACAGTTTCTTTGCCGACAGGTTCACGTCGCCGAATACGGGCTGAGTCGGCGCGGCCGATGGCAGTTCACCTACCCAACCGACGGTTGAGGTGGTATCCATGCGGGCCATGCGGAGATTGCCATTCGGCATCGGGAGCCTGGATACGCCGGTCTTTTCCAGGATGGTCTGAGCGTACAGGGCTTCGATGACGCGGGCTGACAGGACCTGCGGGATGCCGAATCCGCCAGCTGACGGGACGCCAGCTTCAAGGGCTTTGCCGATGTAGCCCTTTATTTCCTTGTCATCTGAGTACATTTTTTCGGCAAGGAACTTCATGCCGCCAACGTCGCCGTTTGCCTGACCAAACAGGTTGATCAGCTTGGCAAACTTGATGGCCGGGGCTTCCTCTTTGTAGCCTTTGCGTTCGGCTTCATCGTGTGAAGCCTCGTAGACTTCCTGCATCTCGGCGCGGAGCTTCGATTTCTGGACTGCCTCACCGGCGGCGGCCTTGGCTTCAACCTCGGCCTTGACTTTGGACTCGATCATGGCGTCGAGTTCCTCTTTGGTCATCTGCATAGTGTTCTCCTTTGTGAACGTAAAAATCACTTGCCTGAACCGTTCGAGTCCTTCTCGACGATCTCCAGGACGTATTGCTTTTCTGGTTGCGGCTTGTTTTCGTCGGTGCCAGTTTCCTGCCCGACGTTCGGCTGTCCGGCTTTGTCGCCTTCCTCGCCGGGTTCTTCATCGTCACCGATGAACACCTTGAGCGATTCGACGGCTTCGGCTATGGCCTTGTGGCAAGCCTTGAGGACTTCCCGCGATTCTTTGGACAGGCGTTTGCCTGATTTTTCAACGGTCATGGTGACTCCCTTGATGACGGATTCGATGGCGCCAGCGGCGCGGAGTATTGCGATTGCGTTTGGATTGGCTGGGACGGGGACAATTGACACTTCCATGAGTTCCTGGCGCTTGTATGCGCGGCCGGTGCCAGTTGCGTCGTATTCAAGCCCGCGGAATCCGACGGATACGGTGTTGAGTATCCCGGCGCGGGCCATGTTGTAGATGGCGTCAACCTTCAAGGCATGGTCACTTGGCGTGTCGGGGTTGGAGGATAGTTCTTCGATGGCCGGGAATTTTACGTCAAAAAGAAGCTGCCGGGTCCGCTTGTCCACGGTCACCGTGGCGCGGCCGACAGGGAGGCCAGCGTAATCGTGGCCGTACAGGACCACGGGATTTTTCATATAGTTCGAGACGTCCCAACCGTCGATTGATATGGTGTCGCCATCGCGGTCCACCGATTCGTCTGAACCGATGAACCGGATGGTTCGGCCATTCATCGCCTTCGAGACGGCGGGAAGCTCCCGCGTCTTTCTGGTCTCCATTGCTATCTCCTGTCATCGCGACGGTGATATTTAATTCGTAACCCTATTTGGTCAGATTGTCAAGGGTCAAGCGCCGAACGGTTCCTCGTACCAGAAAAGCTCCCAAGAGAATGTCGTGGTCGCCCCGCCTGCCGGATTCTTGGCTTGCAGAAGATACGTGGTGGATGGCTTCAACACTATTTCATTGTCAGCGCCGCCTGAGCCTCCGCCAATCTGTGACGGGTTGCCGCCGGTGCCGAGCGTGGTAACGTCAAGCACGGTGCCGCCTGAAGTGTAGGTCGCGCCGTAGGCATAGGCCGCGCCTGCCGCCCTGGTTGAATTGCGGTTGCGGTTGATTTCGTCCCCGCCGGTGCCAGCTGAAAACGTAGGCGCTTCAATCAGTGTTATTTCCATATAGCTGGCCGACGATGCAACGCGTGCCGGCC